AATCCCACCTTGGTTAAACTCCTTCGCAAACACAAAATCAATACTGAAGAAGTATGGGCTAAGATTTTAAAAGATGGTGGTTCTGTTCAAGGACTTAAACAGTTAAAAGGAATGATGACTGGACCATGCGATCAGATACCAGTTTATGACGTTTTTAAAACGTTTAAAGAAATTAATCAATTAGAATTAATAAATCAAGCAGGTATACGACAACAATATATAGATCAAAGCGTTAGTTTAAACTTAGCTTTTCCTAGTGTAGTCACACCTAAGTGGATTAATAAAGTTCATTTTGAAGCTTGGAAAAAAGGTATTAAAACCTTATACTATACTCGGACTGAGTCAGTGTTACGTGGAGACATAGCTGATTCCGCTATGGATGAAGATTGTCTTGCATGCGATGGATAACGAAAAAAGGGAGGTCTTACGATCTCCCTTTCTTCTTTGACAGGAACTTTTAGGTATGGTACGCCCAGTTTATATTGTTCCTTGTTATCTTCTATACACTTTATCTTCTATTTTATCTAAACGAATATTCTGTTCTTTAATATGCTCTTCAAGAAATGTAATCTTTTGATCTATAAGATCATGAGACTGCATAGGAGGCAGTTGTTTAGCTACCTCAATTTCCACTGCATTAATTGCAATTTGTTCTTTTAAGGTTGTATAGGTTAATACTAGAGATATAAGACCGCCTAAAGCCATTATAATTGTTTTTAAGTCGATTTGCAGGTCTGGTTTGTTATCTCCATCAATGTCGATGTCTACTTTTTTATTTAGCATTGTTATTATTTTCGTGGTTTTCCAGCCGCACCTCTGTCAGCTGCTTTATCGTAATCTATTCTTGAAATAGTTTTGTTTGAATGATTATTACTGTAAGTTGTACCTCCTACTTCTTTTGGAGGTGGAGTTCTATAATTTTTATTATTAGAAACCCCTCTGTTATCAGGATACCTAAACCTATAATTATTATAACCATAATATTGGTTATTATAGTAAGGATTATAATTACTATAAATAGGATAAACATTCATATACATATTTGGTCTAATCTTATCGATAGCAACAAGTATTGTATCTCCTTCCATCGTCACCGCAACTACATGACTAGCAACAGGTTGCTTAACATATGTTCCACAACTATAGATAAACAATAGCATTATTATTATTATTACAACAAAGGGTGTTAGTAGTTTTTTCATCTGAATAGTTTATTTATAACGTGTTTATTTGTTTTATAAGCATTATAAGTATTTTTAGCTAATTTTGGACTTACAACACCTCCTGTTAATTTACTTGCTTTTTTTGTTACTGCACCCATAAGATCTCCACTCACAAGATCTAAACCAGTTTGTGCCGCCATTAAAGGACCAGCCATAGCTGAAGCAGAGTTTAAAGCGCTGCTTCGATCTAGCTGATTAACAGCATCTGAATTCCCTGCGTCCGCAGCATCATTTGTTTTTCTTAGGCCAGTTAAGCTTTCAATACCATCTGATGGATTTATAAAGGTTTTAATAGCTTGAAATGGATTATTTACAACAGTTTTTAATTTTGTTAAAAGACCATCTTCTTTATCCCTAGTTATATCACCATTATTTGTTGGAGTTTTTGATCTTAAACTCTTTAAATAAGCTATATCTGGATTGATAGGATCATTAATAGCTTCATCCCCTTTCAATTCACTTTTTAATACAGCTTCCGCATTAGACTCTTGAACAATTTTATCACTATTTTCCATTTTAAATTTTTTTATGTGTCCAACCTCTTTTCTTTAAAGCTTTATGTTCTTTGTCAGTCTCAACAGTTAGAACTTTCCCTTTTTTACTGTACATTTTATGTATTTTAAAAGCCATAATATTATTTTTTTTTCTTTTTAATTTTTACACAATTGTTAACCATCACAGGTTTACCGTTTTTAGTTTTACCACTGGGAGATTTTTTTAAACCCATGGCTTTATAACCTTTCCAGCAACTAGGTGATTTTTTTTTCTTTTTCTTTTTCTTTGCAAATCCAATTAACTCGTTCATATTACCTTGTATTTAGTTGTGTTATGCTCTTTATAAGCTTTTAAACATTTGTTTCTATTGTCTTCTTCTGATACATAGCTTATATGAAGCCAATTAGGTTGTGTATCTGTGCCAAATTCCCATATCATTTGATCAAAAGATAAATTTTCTTTGATCCAGTTAAACATTTCAGCGTTTGACTTACACCCGTAAACATCATCAATATCCATAGCTTGACCTTTACAATGTTGACTAGAAGAAGCTCCACCAATCTCGCTGTTAAGAGCTGCACTACGAAAAAATGAATTAACTTTGATTGGTCCTTCAACCCATTTTCTTAATGGTTGAAACACTTTTAAAGCTAATAACTTCATAGCTTCTATTTGAGTAGGATTAGGTGTGTTATCTATTCTTTCTCTTTTAGCAGTGCTAGAATGTATCGCCTCGGCATATGTAATATTATTACTAATGTTTTCCATAATTTACCATTTAACTTTATCAGCCCAATAAGCAGCTGACATCTTACCTTTCTTAATATTTTTAGCGTGTCTAGCTTTAAAACTAGCTCTTCTAGCTTTAGACTTAGCATCTGTTTTCTTTCCTGCAGTGCTAACCCCTTGCTGTCCAAACCTTATGATTTTTTCTTTGCCTCCAGAACAAGCTTTAACTATATGTGATTTAGTTTTATGGCTTGGTGTTTTTCTAGGTGAATTACAGCTTAATGATTTTTTATCCATTATTCAATGTATTTTGCTTTTAATTGATTTAATTTATATATTGCTGTTATCTTATTATCTTCTTTTTCTTTACGTCTTATACTATCTCGCATAACACCAGGTAAAGCATTTAAAACTTGTGATCTTAATCTTTTGTGAGTTTTTAGTATTTCTTTATTATTTTCTCTAGTTTGTTTACTTTTTTCTTTACCTTCAATTTTTCTTTTTGCTTTTGCGTTAGTCTTTATAAGATCATGCTCTTCTATCTTAGCATTAACATCCCACGTTTTCCAACCTAAACCTAAAGCTAATCTTTGATAAGCACTATTTCTATCGTCTAAAGCTTCTGTAATAGAATTAACTTCATCAAAAACTCTATCTAAAGGTAGATTTAAGGTAGCAGAGGCAACGTTACCAATTACATTATATGAAGGACTCAACTGAAACTTACCATCTATTGTAACGCTATAACCTCTTTCAGCAATAACATCTTTTTCAAAATCTTCTAAATCTAAAGCCTTGTTTACTTTTCTTATTTTAGAACTAATAGGTGGAGATATGCTAGTTAAGGCTATTAATAGATCTGCGTTAGCTCTGGATTTAGCTAATATACCCATGTCTTGTCTATCAGTGTATTCTATAATAACATTCTTGATAGTAGATACAACTGCTCCAGCCAAACCAGAACCTCTTAAAATAGTATCTAGCATGTTATTTGCAACTCTAGTTATTTTAGCGCTTTCTTTACCACCTTGTTTCTTTAACCAAGCATCTCTTTCTTTGTCTGTTTTGAAATCAGGTTCTTCTTCATCGTCTTCAAACCCAGGTACTAAAGCAAACATAGCATTTTGTAATGTAGAGAATATTAAATTCTGAATAAATCCGTAGTATAATATTTTAGATATATTTGTTTTAGCATCACCTCTATTGTTTATAAGATCTTGACCAGCTTTTTTCATTAACCTAGTGTACTGCATCGGAGTATTTTGGAAAGATAATACTAACCTACCTAACACACCTGCTTGCTGAGAGGATATTAACATAGGGTCAGCCGATTGCTGTGTTTCATCTGATATAGCTGAGAAATCATCAAAAGCTTTTTTCTCTGCATCTTCAACTGTATAACCTTCTTTCTTATAAGTATTAATTCTATTTCTGTAAAACGAAGCACCACCAGTAGATATTGCTATACTATCTGCAATTTGTGTAGGGGTAAAACCTATTTTTAATAAATAAGATAATGCACCTTCCATACCGCCTCTTCTTGAAGCTTCAGCTATTTCTTTTTCTTGTATGTCACCTTCTAAGCCTTGTCTTCTAGCTTTTAGTTTAGGTGAATTAAATAAGTATACAACATCTTTCCAGTATTGAGGCGCGTTAGCAAATGCTAAACCAGCTTTTAAAGGATTGTTGTCTGACCAGTTAACAAAGTTACCAGCAGATAACATTTGTAGCAATGCAGATCTTCTGTTAAAGAACATGATAGCACCAACAGAGTTATTAACCCAGTTGTTCCAAGCTGTTACTATTCTACCTGATCCAGCGGCTTTATTGCTACCAGTCTTCATTCTATATAAAGAGTTTTCTAAAGCTTCTCTTACCCTAAAACCATACACAGCCTCTATTTTATTCATGTTTTTATCAGTGAATAATATATCAGCATTGTCTTTAAACTCTTTTAAGTACTCATCTCTATTAATTTCTTTAGACAATCTACTTAAGTCACCTATAATAGTAGTACCATCCCAGTATTCATTAGGTGGAACATAAGTATCTTTTTCTGTAATTAGTTTAACACCTTCAGCAAAAGCCATTAAATCTACGTCTGCTTCCACTAATTTTACTACTTGATTTTGATCTGTTTTAGATAGTCCAGGTATTATTGCCCCGTCCTTATTCCATAGATAAATTCTTATAGCTTCGTCGTTAGTATACTTAGTGTCACCAATTTTTTTCTTTAATTTTTTTCTAACTTTAGGACTAGTTTTTTCTAAAATTTTATAAGCATTTTTAATCTTATTTTTTGCTAATTCCATAGCGTTTATTCCACTCATGTAAGGCTTAATTAAAGCTTTGTCAAAAAACTCTTGATCTAATTCACCTTGCTTACCTTTGCCAGCAAATGTGTACATGGTTAAGCCTCTAAAGTCATCAGCTGAAGGAGGTATAAAAAATGCAAATCGTTTTTGATTTCTACCTTTTCGCCTTGCTAAAATATCTGAGTAAGTATATTCTGACTTAACACCCATGTTTCTTTCAATCATGTCGTTAAAGTCTTTATCTAGTTTTTCACTAAACTTAAGTCTTGCTTGTTGTACGTCAGACTTGACATCCAATACATCAAATACATTTCTAACAGCTTCAACGTTTTTAAAAGCATCATCAGCAAAATAAAAATCGTTATATCCATCAGCATATTTACCTATCATCCATTCGGCTTTAGCCTCAGCGGTGCCGTTTTCTAAACCAGTTATATTTTCTAAAGGTATATTTAAACCAATTTCTTCTAAAAACTTTTTAATGTTTATGTCTGCGGCTTGAGGTCTGGCTGTTAACACAAATATATCTTTGCTACCAAATTTACCTTGTCTTTTTAAAGCAACATCTGCTAGTGGACCTTTTCTACCTTCTTTAACCTCGTTAAACTCACTAAAATCAAACTTAGCACCTAAGTTAGTTAAATCTAAAGCTTTTACAGCAAATTCACCTGCCGTAAGAGAACCTGTTGTTCCATCAGGCATTGTATATAATACGTTACTATTAGACTGAGCAAGCGTGTCATCAAAATCAAACACACTAATACCTTTTCTTTTTTCATTATATTTAATACTATTTCTAGCGTCAGCCATAGCTTTGTCAGCTTTGTTATTTTTAGCTATAACTACAGTTGCATTAGGTTTAAAAGTTTTATTAACTTCAAGCTGTACTTTTACCATAGCTTCTGCCTTACTAATATTACCTAGTAAGTACTCGTAAATAGCTTTGTTTTGTACGGCAATAATTGTAGGATCAAATTTAAATTGTGACGGAACAACCACATTATATTTTTGAGCATCTGTAATACCAAACCTTGATTGAACGTTAGGATTTATTAAACCATAATCAGATTTATAATTGTATTCATTATATTTTCTTATATCAACACTTATAACATCCTCCCATTTTCTTTTACCTTCCAATGCTTCTTTAACTTGCTTTTTCATTAAAGGGTGCATCTCAAATTGAGAACGCCAAGGTGTTATTATTTCATTGGTAAATCTATTTATATTTCTTGATGCTTGATCTAATACAGACTGCGCCATGCCATTAGCCTCTCCCTTTAAATTTTGTTTAGTAATAGATTCTTGAAAATAAGTATCATTAGCCCATTCAATAAAGCCATCAAAATCTGTTTTAGTTGATTTTATTGCGGCTATAAAAGTATCTACAAAAGGCTTATATTGCAGCATGTGTTCTTCATAGCCATATTCAACCCCACCTTCTAATATTGCTAAATTTCTAAATGGGTGAGAATTAGAATTAACCGCATAAGTTACGTATTGTATAAGAGGAAGCAACTTATTATTTGAATCATACAACTCTTTAAACTTAGACAATATTAATTTTTTTCCTTTTTTAAGAGTTTTTAAATTCTTTTTATTAGAGTTTTTATATTTAGTATAATCTTGAGGAGCCATCGCCATTCTCATAGCGTTATTGTTTTCAACATCCTTATCGGAAGGTTTTGCATCAACAGCAACCTCGTTTAATGTTTTTTGAGCTATTTTAAGAACGTCTTCTAGTACACCTAGTTTTCCTTCAGCTATTAAACTTTCGGTAGCAGCTACTATTTCTGGATTACTTTTACCATATTTAAACCTAAGCTTTTTAAGTGATGATATAAAACTTCTACCAGTATTAAAAGCACCTTTACTTGACTCTTCTATCCCTGAGATAGGATTATAAATTACACCCCTGAATCCAGCGTCAGCATTAACATTAGCGTTAAAAAAAGTTAAAAACACCGGGCCAAATAATTTTGCAGCTTCTTTATTTCTAGCAAAATCATATACTGCATCTATAGTTTGTTTACCTTGTTTTAACTTTTCGCTATATTGTATTCTACTTCTACCAGCTTTTAAATCTGCTTCTATTTGCAATGCAGACTTAGCGGTTTTTATTGTACCATCTTTAATACCTTTTTTCACCTTTGTATCAACAGCTGTGTTTGCTACTATAGCTCCTTTAAGGTTCGCAAGACCTATAAGTAGTCTACCAAAGTCTGTTCTTGCTTTGCCTTTAGGCGGTACGTTAAGTTTACCTGATTTTGTAATACCTATTTTTCTTTGTGCCCTAACAACAGCGGCATTAGTAATACTTCCAGCTTTATAATTAAACTCTGGTTTTAATCTTACAACATTTACTTGACTTGTTTTACCTTTAGATCTTCCTGAAGGATTTGTTATAGCATCTTTTTTAGTTTTTTTATTTAAAGACTTAGGATCTGTATAAGGTTCATAGAAAAAATCTAATACAGCTGGTGCAGTTCCTAATGATCTACCCTGTACAAGTTCACTTGTTTTTGTTTCTTGACCTGTTTTAGAGGTAACAGCTGTTGGTGTGCTTATGTTATATTCAGGAAACAAAGAAATCATTTCTTTTGCATCTTGAATACTAGTATAATCGCTTTGTATTCTTTCTGCTTCTGAAATTAATTTACTTCCTTTTTCTCTTTTGTTTTGTCCGTAAGTTAAGTCAGCACCTTTTTTAAATTTTTTAGCTAAATTTATAGCATCCTTAGGGTTTAAACCATAAAGTGCACCTGCAACTTCGCTACCATATTCTTCATTTATTTTTGCAAAATCTAATTCACCAGATCTACTATCTAAAAGATTAGCAAATTCTATTCGGTCAATATCACCTATAGCTTCGTCTACTTCTGTTAGTTTATTTTTAACACCACGCAGTTCATTTGTTTTTATTAATGATTTACCTTTGCCCTCTAGTTTTTCCCTAGCTTCTCTTTTGATATTAGCATCAGCGTCTTCATCGCCTATCAATTGCATCTTACCAATTTTTTGAGTTGGTATTTCACCAAGCTCTTTTCTATAAAATGCAGCTGTTCTTTTTTGCGGATCTAAAGTTTGATAAACATAGTTAGTAAAAGTTTGTGATTCGCCTTTTTCGTTTACTGGTTTGTAGTTTTTTATAATACTTGGAAGTTGTATGTAAGCCTCTCCAAGAACTGTTTTTCTGTTTATTTCATTTCCTAACTCCTGGTCAAACTTCATTGCTTTTACCGCAACATTATCGTATTGCCTTCTAAATTCTGGATCATTTTTTAATTGATCATAAGTTTTACCTATTACTAATTTGTTTATATTTTTTACAGATCCTTTTAAGTTACTACCTTCAAAACTTTCGACAGATTTTTGAGTAGCGTTAGATATTTTACCTTTTCTAAAAGCAGAATTACTAGCCGCTAAATAATCTAAAGCTTTTTCAGGAGTATTTAAATTAGCTGGATTTGCTCTACCAAATATTTTTGTAATAAAACTATCATCTTTTTCTAGTTGTACTTCTTTTTCATAATAATAAAGTTGTTCTTGTAAAATATTACTATATTCATCCTCCCATTTAGCTTTGTTTTCTTCTGTTTTATTTCCTAATAATCCAACAGTTTGTTGATGTATACTTACTAATGCTTGATTGCTACTTGTTGAAGCAGCTAGAAATAGATTATCAAAATATTTCTTTTTTGATTCAGGAGATTTCATGTCAGCATCTTTAGTAATATGCGTAAGCTCATGTAGTATAACAGTTCCTGCTTGTATTTCTCCGTTGTCTAAATTTTCATTAGCTAAATCAGGGCTTTGAGTAAATATAGTTTTTCCAAAAACTAAACCAAAAGCTTTATTATTTTTTATTTTATCAATAGCAGTAACGATTTCCTCAGGTGTTAAACCTGCTTTTTCTAGTTCTTTACCAATTTGCTCATCATTTTCGTAACCTACAACATTAACTGATTTTAAATCTTTACCAAATATTGTACTAGCTTGTATGTTTACGTTTAAACTAGTACTATAAGCTCTACCTTGATTCAAAGCCATGTTTGCTCCTAGGTTTTCGTAAGTTGTATCTTTAGTTTTATTGCTTGCAAAACCAGGACCAGCGTACATAGACTCCACTTGTTTAACAACAAAAGGATTTGACTTGGCATTTTTAATATTTTGCAAACGAGTATCTTCTCTTACATTGTTAATTATTTTAACAAGTTTATTTTTTGTAGAAGCTGCATCATATTCAGTATCACCTTTTAATTGATTGTCATAAAAAGTGTAAATACTTCCTAAAGCTTTTTTAGCAACATCATAATTAGAAGCCTTAGACGCTTTTTCTTTTATATTGTTTATTTGAGTATCTAAACTACTTAAGGTTGTTTCTATATCTTTTTTTTGTTGTTCGCTTGAATTATCTTTTAAAGCTTCTATAGCTGAATCTTGTTGAGCATTAGTACCTGGTTGTATACCTAAACTCCTCAAATAATCTTGTTTTATTAATTGAGTACCTATTAAGTTTTTTAAATCAGATGATCCGTCTGTGTTTTCATTACTAATGTTTAAAAGATCTATAGAGTTTTCATCAATAGTCAAGCCCATAGCTTTTAACTCTTCTTGATATTGAAATAAAAGTAATTTTTTTACTTCTTGATCTGATTTAGAATCTGAAAGAGATTGTATAGAACTAGATAAATCATTTAAAAAAAAATTACTTCCATTTAAAATCTTTTCATACTTTTTTGTAATACCATAGGAATTCATTCCACCGTATGTTATACCTGTTGACTGAGACATACCAGCTGTAACTACAGTTGCCCAAAAAGTTTCATTAGCACCTTTTAAAAATGTTTCTCTGTCTGCACCTCTACCTAGTATAGCCGTATCAGTTATAAAGTTTTGACCAGCAAAAATACCTAATTCCTCTACAGTCTCCAGACCAGTTCTACCTACTAAAGGTCTACCTATTAAATTTATTCCTTTGGTAAAACCGCTTTTGTTTAATTGTTTGGCAATTTCACCTACGTTTACGCTATTAAAGTTTTTTACTAAAGCTATAGAGTTAGCAGCTGTACCTAAATATCTAGTAAGTGTACCTTCTATTATTGCGTTGGAAAGAGATGCATTCATTATTTGGTCAGGAGTTAACTTGTCCATAGCCAGAGTAGTGTTTATATCTCTCATGGCCATAGTATAATTATACTCACTAATTTCACCTCTTTTATAAGCAGCCTTGTATATTTTCTCTTGCCTCTCCGCTTCTTCGTATGTGTCAACTTCTATGTTTAAATCTCTGAAAGTTTGCGTTCCTGACACAGCACCAAAACCTATACCTATTGTATTGGCTACCGTTGCTGTTGTTAATCCTAAAGCAGATCCAGCTCCCGCCGTAGCTACTGCTAATGTAATGTTTGCCGACTGTTGCCCTAAAGTTCTAAGAATATACTCAGCACTAAATTCAGGCTCAGTCATTGTTTTATAATAATCGTTCTTATCGTTTAATTGCTTTTGTTTACCTATAGCCCATTCAGAATTAAATAATGTGGGAACTGTCAATGCAAGACTAGAGAAAGCATCGTTAATATCTTTAACTAATAAATTACCTAATCCAAATTCTTTATTAGCAGTGGCAATTATATCATCATTTTTTTCTGCATCTTGTAATTGATCATAGAATGCGTTGCGATTGTTTATTATTTTATCAGCAGAATTTTTTCTATCAAACTCTAAGTTGTGATATGTACTTTGTATGCCAGCAAGTTTTCCACTTATATTTTTTATAGTTTCATTTTCAGAAGCTGAAACTTTTCTGTCAATTTTTATTCTTAACAATGGTCCACTAGGCGTGTTAGCTGTATAGATATAAGCATCTTCAGGTAATTGCTCACCTAAAGATATTACTTCTTTTGTTAGTGAATCCATTTTAGCAGGATAAAAATCTTCATAAGCTTTTATAGCTTCTTTTTCTTTTTTCTGATAAGATCTTTTAATTATAAATTTATTAGTATCAGAAATATCACCACCTATTTTTATTTGATCTTTAATACTACCATCTAAATCTAAGTTATCTACATTAATTTTTTTAACAAACTCTCCTTTAATTATATTTCCTTCTTCATCTTTTTCAGCTCCAGCTATATTTTCATTAAAATAATTAGCTAAGTCCAGTAATTCACCTTTATCAAATTGAGTTAACATGTCTTCTAGCATAGTGGGTATACCTTTGTTAACTTCTTTAAAAGCAGTGTTTTTTATCCCTGCATCTACAACGGTTTTCATTTCATCAATAAATCCAGCGTTTATTAATTTTTCTTTTAAATCGTCTGGTAAACCATCTAAAGCTGTAAGCTCTTGTATTATTTGATATGGTGATGCGCCTTGTCTACGGGCCATACCAGGTGCGGTAGCAAGCTGCATTTCACCTTTCTGACTTTGAGTGTTAGCTATATATTTTTCTACAGTTTGTTTTTCTTCGTCTGTAAAATTTAACCTATCAAGAACCTTTAAAACATCTGTTCCAAAATCATCTTTATAATATTTAATTTTAGTAGCAGGTTTTACCTCTACAATATCCTGCTGTTGCTCAATATAAGCTCTTCTCATTCCAGTTACAGTTTCTAAAGCTTTAACAGAAGTTGTATTCATGCTGTTGAATTCTTCTTGAGTTATATTATCTCTTAAAAAATCATCAACTTTATCTATAGGTAAAGAACTAATTATTTCACCATCTTTTACTATGTTATACATAGTAGTGTCTGGTGTAGAAACACCTTGTAATCCAGTAGAGGTTTTGCCAGGTACTATTGTTTTTTCAATCTGATAAGGAGTATTGTCTTTTAAATAAGTATTAACAGAGCTAACATCACCAGTGTCTTTAATATTATCAGCTAATTTATTCATGACTAAACCTACAACCACATCATCTTCAATATCTTTAGCAGCTTGCTCTAAATATTTTATAGTTTCTATAGCTTCTTTTTTATTATCACTAAACAAAGGGTTTAAATCTATTTCTTTAAAACCCTCTGCTGTTTGTATTTTAAGTAAATTACCTGCTGTGCCATCCTCAACATTATAAAATGGAAATTTTTCTCTTATATATTCTTTTACAGTATCCTCGCCTTGATTTAAAATTGTTTTAGGCTTATTAAAATCCATATTTTTAGGGTCTAAATAATACCCCTCAATTTTATCATTTAATTCTCTTTCTTTAATAGTAAATTCGTTTCGTTTGTTTATATAGTTTTGACTTCCATCAGGCATCCTGTGGTTAGGGTCTGTTTGTAAATTAGGATCATACTTACCTTCTTTATTTAGAAGTTGACTTTTACGATATTTTTCCCAATCCGATCTGGTATTTTCCAATCGTGATTCCCAAGATGCTTCGGTATCTTTGGATGTTACAGTCGCACCCTGATCCGCAACATCCTTTTTCTTTACTGTTACACCATTAATAGCTTTAAAATCTTCTAAACTATAGCCCGACTTTTCCACTAAACCCTGTAAGTCTTCTAGAGTTATTTCTACTCCATTGAGTATATATACTTCCATATTTTATTTTTGATTTTTAAACTGAAATGTTAAATTTGTAAAATCTTCATTTGGACTTAAGTTGCTAGCCCCATCTGCTTTTTGACCTTTATCTATACCTTGTGTTGCTATCCTGTAAACACCAGCTGAATTATTACCTTTTCCATCTCCACTTGCTGGGAAAAACATTACTTGAGAATTACCTGCTCCAGGCATTTGCACTGGAGTTTGGAACAATGCTGCTAAATTGTCTCCACCAGCTTTAAGATTTTTGTATAAATTTTGATTAAAACTTAATCCTTTTTCGTCAAGAATTTTTGTTTCTTTTACTTCATTTTTACTATAAACAGTTTCACCCATTGCATAGGGTTGACCAACTGAATTCATAATATTATTATCATTTAAATATTTAAGAAGCTTTGGATCTTTCAATTCTGTTTGTGAATAAACTCTATCACCTCTGTTATCAGTTTTATTAAATAAATCTTTAAACATAGTTTCTTGAATCGTTCTTTTTGTAAAAGCTTTTACTTTATCTTTATCACCTGATTGTAAAAAATTTCTTAAAGAACCATGCTCCTTTTTCATATCAGGAAAATCATCTAAACTAACAACTCCATAGGCAGCAAAACTAGCTATTTTAGCATCTGTTTTTCTTGAACTTAATAATATACCGTCAGTTGCAGCATTTACTTGTACTGCTAAAGCTGGACTATTATACATTTTATTAATGCCAATAATTTTTGAAGTAGTTGTTTTTGTATATCCTGGTGCAGCACCTTTAGTAGAGTTTGAAGTAAATGAAGCAGGCTCACCTTTAGGAGCATCTACGTCCGCACCGTCCTCTGTAAGTTCACCTCCACCTACAGTGGCATACATGGATGGCTTTAAAATCATGTTTTTATCTAAATAACCTAAATCTTGAAAAGTTTGACCAGAATCTATTGCTACTTCGTTTTCTATAACAAAATCAGCTCCTCCTGGTCTAGAATAAGAACTTGTATCTATTTGTTTTTCAAATTCATAATAATACATACCATCTTCACCTACGTTTTTCTTTATTATACCTTCTTCTACGCCTTTTTCATAAACACTTATTGCTGTTCCACCACTTTTACTATTTAATGTTGTTAAGGTTTCTGAATTAACAGGTATTCTAACAAGAGTATTAACGATTTCTTTATTGTCACCACTTAATGATCTAGTCATTGTTGCACCTTCTCCAAAATTAGCCACAGCACTTTCCCCTCCATTAGCACTTAAAATAATTTGATTCAATTGTTGCTCACTATTAGTTGGATCACCTATTATTCTTGTGCCAGCTTCAGCTCTACCCATGACATCAGTTAAAAGTCTACCCATATTTTTTTGACTTTCATCCAGCCAAGTGTCAAAACCATTAGCACTTGCTAGCTTTGCTGCTTTTGCCTCACCGGTTAATCCACCAAAACGAAAATCTATTTGATCTTGAGTAGCTTGAGCACCTCTTTTGAGAACCTCTTCCTTCCATTCATCATACAAAACATTATTATTACCAAACTTTTCTTTTCCTGCTGCAAGAGCTGTATTAGTAATTTTACTATTGGTTACCATTATGCTATCTTCCATTTGACCCTGTAAAGCTTCTGTTTTTTTAGCTTGTACATTAGCCAACTGTAATTGCTTACCAAATTGAGCAAGCATTCCTCCTACGGTTCGTCCTGTTTCGGCTCCAACGTTTGTTTGTAACTGTGCAGGTGTTGTAAAATCTGCTCCTGGTATTGAGTATCCCATATTTATATTTTTTATTATCCTATTGGATTTACTACTTTAAAAATGTCTGATAATTCAGAATTCGAATAAGTTGGTGTTGGAGTGTTTACGGCACCACTGCCTGCTACTTTCCCGGCGATAATCCAGCTGTAAGTGCAGTTGAAGCTATTCCACTTGCAACTTGACCTACACCTGTAAATATACCGGCTGTAGCATTGTCTCTACGTGATCTTGCTGCAGCTTCTCTTTGAGCACCTCCAGTTTCTTTAGCTATATTATAACTAATATCTGAATTGTCTCTATCTTCTTGAGCATTAAATTCAAATAATTTACCTTGAGCATCAGCGGCTTGTTCTCTTTGTCCTTCTGATATAGCTATTCCTTGTAACCTTCTTTGCTCACCTACTTTAGCCTCCATTAATGAGGATTCACCTTGAGCTCTTCTTACTTCGTTCTGTGCTTCTTGTTGTTCTATACTAGATGAAACCCCTTTTTTACTTTGTAATGCGGCTTGAGCTAAAGCAGTTGCACCACCAGCACTTGCACCAGTTGATCTCAACATGTCCAAAGTATTAGCTAAAGATATATCTGCTTCTTCCGCTTGTATTTCAGCGGCTTGTGTAGCAACACCTAAGCTTTCAAAAGGATTACTCATCATCCCGGTTAAATCACTAGCCATATCTGAAAGCGATGAAGTACCTGCATAAGGGTTTATTATATCTTGTCTACCGTCTTGAAGTGATTTAACTTTAGCCGCTGCAACTTCTTTTGCATTTCTTGCATTAACCATTGCTTTATGCTCTTGTCCAGATTGTATTGCACCACCTACAACTGTAGCTGCTACACCTACTCCAGCTGATACTGCTCCAATTGTTAACGCGGTTGCTGATATTACTGCCATATGCTTTAATTTTAAATTATAATTTTTATCATTTCATGAGAAGGAGTTTTGTCTATAGTCCAACCCATTTGTTCGTGTATTTTTAATAAGCTATTGCTTCTACTTATTGACATCATGTATTTACTACCAGCCTTTTTAGTCATAGATTCTGCTGTTAGTATTAGTTTTTTAATTGCCTCTTGTCTTATATCTTTATCACTTTTAGGATTTGATATAATCCAGTCTAGCCATACTAGTTTTGAGTTACTCCAATATAAAAATCCGGCTACTATATTTTCACCTTCATGTTCTACCATTATACCTCCTGTTCCGTTGTCGGGCAGCATGTCTTTTGCCATTACAGGCCAGCTCCACGCTATCCACCAGTCTGATAAGATCTTGTAATCAGACTCCATTAATGTTCTTGTATTCATTTGATTTGATTTAATATGATGACTCTACGTAGTCAGATGAAACAGCAAACAACTCCATAGGTTTAATCCTAGATGTTGTGTCTGATTCTATTGTGACAGTTGCAAAATAACCTTTAACACCAGTCATTGATGCACCAAAGATAATTTCACCTGCCGTTGCAGAACTTGAGTTAATTAAGTTAGCAAAATATTTGCCTTCTTTTTTAACAAAGCCTGCATAAAATATTGGTTGTGTTGTTGCCGCTGCACCTGTCTTAGGTGGTGTAGCAGAATCATAAGCACCGTCATTATAGCTTAACACTGGTTTACATGAATCAACTAGTTCAAAAGATCTTGCAGCTTCAAATTTACTTATCTCCCATCCATTTCCACCTTCGTAGTTAACTGTTTTAAATACTTTAGATGCACTTACCGCGGGATTAAATACAAACTTTATAGACGAGTCATAGGCTGTAGAATAAAATGTATTTCTATTTTGAGAAATATCGTAGTGTTGATAAAATCCACCGTTTGTATAACCTGTAATTTCACCTGCTGCATTAGTAACAGGAAGAGTTTTAAAACTGTAGTAATTGTTTTGTAAACTAAGAGTTTGATCTGGTGTGTAAGAGAAAAAACTAGTCCAACCCAAAACTCTTTCATCAAAAGTTATTGTAGCTGTTAACGGACTTGGATTAATATCTCCATTGTCAGCGACAGGACTTTGTTGTAAAGATAATACATATTGTTTGTTGTATATGTCATAAGCTCCTATTGCTTTTCCTTTACCAAACGTAGGTGTGTTTAAGGTACCAAATTGATCTCTAAAGTAATCAATCATACCATATTGAGAGATTTCTGTTATACCATCTCTAGACAGTCTTAAAACAGCATTTCTATTTTTATCTGTAAAGTATTTTCTGTACCCATATACGGCAAAGCTTTCAGGATTATTACTCATTCCATATTCACCTGCATAAGGTATTATATCACCTATAACCATATTAGATGCGGTTAAACTCCCACCACCTTCAGCATTGTATATAACATCTTTATCTATTGGAGCTCTACTAACTTTGTCTTGTTGAAATATAAGTAACGCCGTATCTTCAGCATATAGTTTTTGTATAGATCCATTGATAGGATCTGTTGATTTAGTTATATCTGTACCTACAGAGAATTCATTAGTATTGTTTATACCAGTTCTTGAATTAAAAATTCCAGAATAAATCATAGAATTAAATCTTATAGAAGAATTAGGTTCATCTTCTACTAAATAAGCTTTTACTCCGTAGTCTATGTTTGTATTGTTGTATCCACCTCTTATTCTAGATTCTTCTATAGCCCAACTATCCGTAGCTTCAGTGTCGCTTGCTGTAAAAACAGGGTAATGACCTGCTACACCTAACGGAACACCAAATGATCCATTCCATTTAGGCGCTGCAATACCAACTGCTTTGTTGTAAGTCTTTTTCAAAAGAAAAGAATTAAAGTATTTTACCTCTATAATAGCTCCCATATTATTATCACTTATTTATTTATTTTATTACTATGGATATGTAACTAAAGCGGACACTGAAGTTCTTTTTGCAGATGAACTAAAGTCTGCAGTGTATGATCCATTTTTAGTATACTCCCAGTTAACATTAGGTCTAAAGAAATTATAATTTCCTGCAGTAATAGTAGCTTTTGTAGTTAAAGCCAAGTCTGTATAAAATTGAGTTACATATTTAGTTATATGTTCTTTAGCATAATATGTAGTTCCACCTACATTGTATTGATATTGCTGCGGCGTACTTACACCACCAGCATAACTGTAATCACCAGTTGTAAAACCTTGAGATGCAGACATGTTTTTTGTAAGCGTACAATCTGCGTAGTTACAAACCTGCCCGTTTAAAGCACCCATTGTTATTCTATATTCACCTGGTATATCAAAAGCAAATACTCTCTTAACACCAGATGTTCCACCTGTTGTGCCGGATAAAGTCATTTCATTATTGTTTCCACCTATACCAGTAAGTCCTCCTTCTCCTGTTGGCACACCCGAAACCGCACCATTGTATTGTGCTTTAGTATTAGAAATATTATTACTTGTTTGAAGTAAACTATTATCAACCGTCTGAGCAATAATCCAGTTAGCTGAAGAATTTACTCTATACTCTACCACCGCTGAAACAGGATTAAAGGTTTGTGATGTAGTTGATGGTGTTGTTGCTGGTGCGTTAGCAAAAAACTGCACATAGAAAGCTCCCTCACCTGCGCCTAAACCAGCAGATATTTTTTCTCTTAAAAATACATAATTTCCATTACCAGGAGAACCGGGACCTGGCACACTGCAATAGTCTGTTGAATTAGACGTGGCAGGGCTTACTAAAGGATTTATACTTGGTGTTATCCAAGCAAAAGACTGAGAAATAGCACTTGTTATTTGATCTAAGTTAGTGTAATTATTTGCAAAATAATACCTAGTTCCATCACCATCAAATAATGGTGCTATAAAAGGTATTTTAAATCTACTAGGAACTTCTGGTTGACCTATTGTTATGTTTAAAGTACAGTCGGTTGTTTTACCACCTGCGTCAGTTACTCTAGCCACAACAATATAAGCCGCTGCTCCAGTGGATGCAGTTATAACGCCTTGATTATTTGTAGTAGTCATTGTAAAAATGCTTACAGCGCTACCGTTTTGTGATTGAGACGTAATTGTCCAGGTTAAATCATCTGTATCTCTAGATGTGTCTGCGGATCCGTTTTTACCAACCAATGTTGCTATTGTAGGCAAATCATCAGTGGTTACTTGTATAGATCTAGGGCACGTTCCAGTTATAGTTGGTGGTTCGTTTCCTAATAAACCAGACATTACCGGTGGTATTGTAAAAGCATTATCAAAGTAAGCTGGTGGAGTTGATGCAGTGTTCCATAGTCTATAAGTAAAACTAAAAGAAAAATTTCCTGTAGTTGCAGCATTAAGACCATAATAAAAAGTACCAACAGTTTTTAAAGTATATCCAAATTTTGAGCCAGCAGTTCCATCACCTGTCTCTATTAAAACAAAGCTTGCGGTTACATCTGTACCAGCTCCATTTGTTACAGACCATTCGTTGTCAGCATAAGCAGTCTTTATTCTTGCATTACTTAGCCTAGCTCCTATAACATCTATACCAAAAAAAGGTCCGGCAACTGCTGTATCTGTAACCATACCTTCATTTAAAGCAAGTGTAAACCCTGAGGTTGCTTGAGCTCCTCCTGTATCAGTTGCCACCGCTGTATTTAATTCACTAACTAATCCAGCTGTAGAAGTTTCCCAGTAAATATCTAATCTAGATACATCGGGTTCTGTTTCAACAACCGCTAAGTTTTCTAATACAGGGTAAGAACCTGACGCTATAGTGTTAACCATACCAAGAGCTTGGCTAGTTATTACTTGACCAATCAAAGGATTTGATTTAGCATTATAAAAACCAAATATAGGTACAGCAGGAACAATTGGAATTGCAACATCAAACAACTGTCTTACTACAGATATTGTACTTACTGTGTCGGATAATCTACCTGGAAAAACTTGTTCATTTCCAGTTACCGATGTAGCTACAGTATCGTTTTGAACTCTACCAAACAATTGAACTGAACTTCTAAACTGTTGTTGCTGAGGACCTACCTCTGTAAGATCTCTAGGAACTTTATTTATATTATCATTTATTAAAACTATATTAGATAATTGACCTCCGGTCTCAGTACCGTCAGGATTACCTTTCATAATACCCGGTAAGTACACGTTGTAATATTCTTGCTCTTGTTGCTTAACTACTATTTTATAGGAAAACCAACCTAAAGGATTGTAAGCAGCGTTTGCTGTATCTCCATTATAAAGCCCTGGTGTACCTAAACTTCTATTAGCTACAGCAGGTGAGTTACTGTTTATTGTTTCATTAAACAATACTTTTAAAGAATCGCCTGGCCAAGTTGGAGCAGTTGAATCTCCACAACCCGCCACTGTAGGATCACACCTGTAAGGACTATAAACAGTGTCAGCACCAAATTGATTTAAAGCTAAAGGCGCTGTACTATTAGATAAGATAGTGGATGATTGTCTACCAAATTTATCTGATAAAACAATACCAACTTGATAATTACGATTTTGTTTTACAGTATGGTTAGGATATTCAGTTCTAGTTTGACTACCGGTGGCTACATTATCTGCTGACTTATCTGAAACACCTACTTGATAATCTAAAGCCGCAGGTGGCGTATGCTTGTCTTGAAAGTTTCCATAAACTATTCTATTGCTAACAAGCTCTTGAGCTTTAGCTCTAACAGGAACTCTATCGTATACTCTAATTAAATCAGCTGTAGGTAAAGTTTTATAAGGTTTTGTAGATTCGTAAGAATAAATAAATACATTATCAGCAGGGCTGTCGCTCCAAGGGGCTTGGTTTTCTACCTTAACAGTATCTACAACTCTTATAGCTTGCCCATCAGATTCTTTATATAGAATATCAATTTCAAGAATTTTAAATGCAGATGTATTTATTGTTTGTAAAGCTAGTCTTGTAGAGGGAAGAGGTATTAACAAGTCTATTTTAGTTACTTTGTTTTCCATAAATTCTACAATAGTACTTTCATAAGCAAGCTTTTCATCGTCGCCTTGAAAATAACCATCTTGTTTAGGAATAAACATTGGCTGTGTAAATGGTGCAAATATAGAATATTCACCATCATCAAATCTAAATCTATAACTAAATCTTATAAATTTATCTTCTAAAAACTGTGGATCACCACCATAATCAGCTTGTTCGTAAGGATTATCTGTAGTTCCATCTGGTAGTTTAGCAGAGCTAACATCATACATTGTAGTTTCTAAACCTCTTAGTGTTAAAATAGTATCATTAGCAATAGTATTAGCTTTGTTAGTGTTAAAACTAGTTGCACTATTTATTTTATTTACTATAGTTCCACTTTTTACATCTGTTCCTGACACACCTAACCCTAAAGCAATTGTTCCAGTGATACCATCAATTACAATAGTTTTTGAATTATCAACAGCACCGTTAACATTGGCCGTTGCAACGTCTGCTGCTGCTAAAGAACTAACATTTAAAACTTGTATTGGTTCGTATGGGTTGTATTTAGATACAGATATAGAATCTTCTACTGTATAATAAGTTGGTACAGCATAAGTGTTTGAAGGGTTTGAAGATGGATTAGCTAAGTTAACATTTATTTTTCTTGGTTGATTTCTATCATCTGTCCAAAACAAAAGACCTTCTATCACGTTAACACCTATTATAGGATTTGTTTGAGAGAAATTTAAAAAAGCACCTTCCACTAATACCTTGTAGTTATCACTACCGTTTGTGCTGTAAGCAAGTATATAGTTTTTAGCCGCGGAATTATATATTATTCTACTACTAGCTTGGGTGTCAAAATTGTCAGTCCAAAAGCTATATATAGTTGTATTGTTTTCGTCTACAAATTGACCAATGCATTTTATATTAGGTGCTCCTACAAGTGTAGAAAAACTTGACTGTGCAGAAGAAAATAATATTTCTTTATTACCTAATACGTTCTCTAATGCTCCTACATCTGAACCTTCTGATCTACTTATCTGAATATTCTGTGCATCGCGATACTCTCCAGATGGTATCAACCTGTCATCCAGGTCTTTATTCATCTTGGACTTTATAAAAGCATTTTTAACTTCAGCCATTTAATTTAATGTTTTATCCATTTAGATTTACCTCTCATAACTTGAACTATCTCATCAAGCTTAATGTTGGATAATCTTATTTTAGCATTTCTTAATTTAGAGCTTTTTTCTCTACGTAATCTTTGTACCACATATTCAGGCTGGTTTATTCTAGAACCAATAACAGCATGTATTATATAAGCATACATAGCTTCTTCAGCTAGCTTAGGAACTTTAGTATCTAAGTCTGAGGCTAAACCATCAGAGACATATTCAAAAACTATAAGCTTACTAACTAATGCAGATGAAAAAGAAATTTTACCTTCTCTTTCGTTTAAATTAAAATAGCCATTAGCTTGTGCAAATTGAGGATCCATACCATACTGTCTACCTAAAGTAGCACCATTACCCATTAAATCCCAGTTGTAAGCCCACATGTCATTAGTAAAATCATTTGAATTAAAAAATCCATTGATGAAATTAGTGTTAGCCGTATGCCATCTTGCTTGAGTAATTGACTCTGTTTCTATGTCATTCCCAAAACTATCTTGAGTTGGTATACCTGCCGAGTCCTGAGCTTGCGTATAGAAAGGACTTGTGGTTAAGTTGTTTGTAGGATATATAGGGTGTAAAACACCCAGTCTATCAACCCAAGAACATTTAACGTAGTTAACATAATCCTGAGGTAAAACTAAAGTTAAACTTGCGGGTATAGTTAATTCAGCAGATTTAATACTTTTTAAAGTATCATAGCTAAATTCTTGTAAAGCTCTTTTAGCGTGAAATATTATATCAGTTCTTTTTACGCTAGGTATTAATTTGCCAGCACCTACATATGCAACTAAAAAATTATTAACTACATCGTTAAGTTTAGTGTATTGATAGCTACCATAGTTGTCTTCAACCGTTTGGCCATATGCTTTTTCAGCTTCTGTAGATGCATACTTACCACCAGTTAGTATAGTTAATTGTACTATTATATATTGATTTGCACCTGGTGCAGCGGTAAGCGTTACTGTTTTACCATTTGTAATTGTAAAAGCTGTAATCCATTCTGTAAACGTACCTGGTATTCCCGTGGGACTTGTATATATTTTAAAATTATTTAACGCATAACTAGGATCAGCCGGTAACCAACTAGTTGCACTACCTAGATAAAGGTCTGTATCAAAGCTTGTAATAAAAGATTGCCCCGTAGCGTTTGCTGCATTTCCTCTAAAACCTTGAGAACCTTGAAAATATTGTTCTGCAGTTTCGGTTATTAATCCGTCATTTGTTGGTTGTATAGCCATTTTTTATTAACTTTTTTGATTTACCTCTGTAGCTTGTTGTTGCGAAGCGGCTACTTGTATTAATTGAGGATCTTTAATTATAACACCAGAGTATAATAAAATTTTAATTATTAAAGATGTTTGTTCAGACTCTGATAATTCAAAGTTTTGAGATGTGGCAGGGTCATAAATATATTGACCCACCGAACCTATAGAGTATCCCCATACAATATTTCTAGGTTTTCTTAGAAAATCTACTGTTATATCTCCAGCACCTATAATTGTACTAGGACTGATGTAAAGTTTGTTGTTTTCGTAAAGATAATTAGGAAAGCTTTTTGTAGCTTTAGTTAGTGGAGATCTTTGTATTTGATAATAATCACTTCTTTGTAATCTTTGTATTTCTGTTGGAGTACTTGAAGAATTATAAGTGACTGTTCCTAGTCTATAAAAAGAAACTGTTGTTGAAGGGAAAGGAGGGTTAACAGGTTCAACACCTGTGTATATGATTGTATTACCATAGCTATCTATAACTGGTAAATTCCAAAAGGGATTTGTTGGAGTAGTATTGCTATCGTATACAGCATTACCAAAAGTTTTAAATATAGCTATTCGTTCATCTATATTTTCTATTCTATCTGAGTAATCTACATCAGCTTGTGGCACACGCAATTGTTGGTTAAGATCTTCAAAGTATTGTTCAAAAATATCTAATTGTGACTGGGTGCTTATTTTATTAAACTCGTCAGGAGTAATGTACCCTCTTTGCTCTTTGTTTAGTATTGTTAATACAGTACTGTAAACCTGATTTACGTTTATTGCCATGTTAATTTTATTATTTTAATAATCAGGCAACCACCTAAGTGATCACCTGTTATTATAATTACCTGTTATTTAAGTTTTTTCTCGATAGACTTGTATATTTCTACACCTTCGTCTGTTTTCAAGAAAGCAGCAAATGCTGAATAAGGGTTTTCATCAAATGGTATTGTCATTAATTTTTTACCATTAGAAGCCCACATAAAGTATCTTTGGTCATCTGATAGTTTTATTATAGCTGCTTCGCTAGCTCTAATACCAAAGTTTCTTAGTATTACATTTTCATCACTAGCTAATTCTATGAATAATGATGGATTAGCTTTAGCAAACAAAAGTAAATCTCTTTTAATTTCTTTTGAACTTAATTTACTTACGCTAGATCCATTTTCTACTCTAAGTACAGCCTCAGCATGTTCTATGTCCATTGATTTAGCCGCATTTAATGCATCAATTTCATATTCTAATTCATCTAGTTCACTAACAGCTATTTTTTGTGGTTCTAATTCTTTAAACCTATGTACTCTTAATGGATGATAAATAGATAGTAATTTTTGTAAAGCTTGTTCTTCTTTTTTTACAGATAAAACCCCGTCTTTAAACATTATGTGACCCATTGTTGCTTCACCTTTTTGTTCATCTACAAATACAGAGGCTTGATTAGTTGCGTATCTTAACTCTCTTTGAGTCCCACTATCTTTATCAAACCACAATAATGGATGTTTTCTTGTATGCTTGCTTGGTATTGTAAAAGTTAACGGAGAAGCATATCCCGTTAAATAATAATTTCTGTTTTTAATCTCCCAACCATCTGGTTGAGTTAGTTTTTGTTTTGACATAATATAATATAATTAAATAGTTAAAAAATAAATACCCCCGCCGTTTGACGGGGATAATTATTATAGTTGGATTATCTTATAATCCTTTGAATAATACAAAGTTATTAGCAGCTTGAGTTACTAAACATCTTTCAGATAAGAAGTTAACTTCCATCGCATCTAAAGACGAAGTGAAAGCACCACCTACTGAACCAGTTAACCAAGATTTCATTCTTCTGTCGTCAGTCTGAGAAGCTCTATAACGAACGTGTAAAAATGGTCTTCTGATATTAGTACCTAAAATCTGATCATATACAGTTGTAGTACCAGCTGGTATTAAAACTCCTTCAATTGAAGCAGGTCCAACTTGAGCACCCCTTGTAGAAGCATCATTTAAGTATTTCCAGTCTGTTTTGTAAAAGTCATAAGAACCTCTTCTAAATCCTGAGAAACCAAGATTTAAAGCCATTTCTTCTGAATTTTCAAATAAACCGAAAGCAGTTCCTCCAGAGAATCCTCCAGATATAGATCCTAGCATGTCATCAAAATCAAGATTCGAAGATCTATTTAAGAAAAGCATGTTTTCTTCAATAGCTCCCTGAGTATCAAGATTTTTTAGAATAGCATCAAAAGAATCTAAACCAGCAGCAGCACTAAAGCCTACTTGCACATTTCCTCTTGCTTGAATAGCAGCGAACAAACCTTGCATACCTAGTGATTGACCAGTTAATGCAGCAGGTCCACCAGCAGTTAATTCACCTTCTACCATAGCCATCTCTAAGTAATCTTCAAATCTAAGTCTAGTTTCAGACTCAGCTTTTAAGTACCATAAATAACCTCCAGTACCATCTTCAGTAGAAACTTCTACCCAACCGATCTGAGCTGTGTCAGAACCGTTGATAGTATAAGTACTTCTAAGGATAATAGGAGAGTTAGAGAATTGAGTAAAAGAAGGAGTAACTGTTACTTGCGGATTATTAACAGCCGCATAAGTGTTAGCACCTACAGGAGCATTACCAGTTGATGTTCCTTTTTGAAATTGAGAACCATAAACAAATATTTTCTTAGAAGCACCATCAGCAATTCCAGCAGCAACTAAGTTAGCAAAACCATAAGGCTCTACAGTTAACTGTCCTGGGTTACCACCACCACCAGCTAAGGCTGTGTCAGATATTCTAACAAAACATTTTGCTTCGTTTCCAAAGTCATCCATTACAACGATAGTTGATCCTGGAGATATTACATTTACAATAGGGTTAGCAGCATTTGCAGCGGTTACAGGAATAGTAATTGTTCCAGCAGCAGATGCAGACGTACAGTTGTTGTATGCAATATGTAATCTGTTTTGTTCAGACCATATAACCTGATCTGAAGTCATAGGCATTTCAGCGCCTACCATACGTAAAAATCCTGATAACGTTCTGTTACCATATCTTTCTACTTCTTGTTCATACAATTCCGGTAGAAATTGTTGAGCAAAGTTATTTGAATTCGCACCAGCACCATCAAATTGAAGGTAATTGCTAGCAAGAATTGATTGAGCTTGTGAAGGTATAATACTCCCAAACTGTGGACTTAAAGCCATAATTTTTAATTTTTAATTAGTTAGTTAAATTTTCTTGTTTTTATTTTTAATTTTGATGAATCCAATCCACTAATTGATTTTACTTTTAATCCGTTTACGAAAACGTTTCCGTCGGCAACCTGCCGTGGCTTTTCATTTGTGATATTTCTAGAACCGTTGACAATGGTTTTTACACCATCAGCTTTACCCTGTTCATAAAAATGATTAGCAATTTTATCAGCATTCATAGCAGCATATAACGATTTGTGATAACCTTTTGTATCAGTGACAACACCTTTGTCATTAGTATATTTACTTATAAATTTACTAATATCACCTTGTGTTTCACCAATTTGTTTAGGATTAGAAACTTTATATCTAAACTTTTTTTGCCCTAAGTCGAAATCAAACCCTTGAAATTCGTCGTTAAACAATTGATTAGTTTTTGTTTTAAAATCCTGATGGTTGGTTTCCATCGTCACTTGTTGCTCATTGTATCGGTTGAAAAAATCCGTAGCCTTTTTTTGTTCTTGAGATACACCAGGTCTCAACTTGATTTCCTGGTAATATTTATCTTTAAGAACATCCAACTCTTTACGGGCTTTTGCAACTTCTTCTTTAAAAGCTAGTTTTTTCTTTCTTACTTCTCTAGCTTCATCAACCTCTTCGTCAAAATGAAAATTGTCTTCTAATAAAAAAGCAATTTCTTCTCCATCTAAATGAGGTTTTGTTTGTTTATAGTATTCATTAAGTAAGGTAACATCATCAGTTTTATTATAGTCATGATTTAATCTTACGTAATCTTCTACTGTTCCACCAGTATCCTCCATAAAGGTTACTAGTTTTTCTATATTTTCAGGTAAAGCTTTACCAAGGATTTGCTCGTCTCTTTGAGCTTCTGCAATTTCTTGTTTAATTTCTTTAACCTCTGTTTTTTCTTCTTCTGTTATTTCTTCGATTTCAACGATAGAATCTTCTGGCTTGGATTCTTGTACTTCCACATTTTCGCTGGGCCGTACTTGTTCATCCACCTTTTGTATATCTCCGGTTCGTTGATCTTCAGGTAATTTTCCTGTTTCTTGCTTTGGAATGGCATCGTCTTCTTTAGGTATTGTAACCTTTATAACATCAGGTACTATTTCACCTGTTGCCTCCGGTTTTGTTAAATCTACTTTAATCGGATCGTTGTTAATACTACCTAATTTTTTAGGCATTTTTTTCTTTGGTGTTAATTTAAAGTCACCTTCCTGTTTAACAGGTTCATTTGTTTTTGTTTCTTCTGACATAATATAATATTATAAAATTAATGATTATCTAGGGCTAAAAGCTTCTAATCCAAAAGACCCTATGCTATCGTTGCTTGATTCAAAGTTTTTAGGCGGTCCATCAGTTTGACGTTGTTGTATCATCTCACTTTGTTGAGTACCTTCCATTTTAACTCTTTTATCTTTTCTATCTTCTATTTGTTGTTCTTTTATTTTTTCAGTTTGTCTTTGCTCTTTTGTAAGTTGTATATTGTAATTAAATTCTTCAGCCATTAATTCTTTTTTAATTAAAGCTTCTGTTTGCATTCTTTGTATTTCAAACTGCGACTTAGCTTGCTCTACGTTAACTTTTTGCTCTGTTAAAACTTGCTGCTTTTGTACCTCAGCCATAGCTGTTTTTTCAGCTAGTTGAGCGTTTGCCTGAGCTTGAGCTTGTATATTTGCTTGTTGAGCTTTTTGATCTCTTATTTGTTTTAACCTACGCTTTTGTTTAAGCATTTGATTAGCTAGTTTAAGATTTTTTATTTGTCTTAAATCTATAGCATCTTCTAAATCAATTCCACCACTTTGCAAAGCAACTTGAATGTTTTGCTCTAACTGAGCTTTTGCTTCATCGTCTGGTTCTAGTTCTAAAAATATACCAAAGTCATGTAATGATAAATTTTTAATTTCATTTAAAGTTTGCGTATTATAAACAGAAATGCTTGACATTAATGCTTGCCTAGTTAAAGGATTGTCTAATACATCAGCTAATTTTTTTGATACATTTTCACATAGTCTTAAGCTTAGGTATAAACTAGCGTTGTTTATATGCTTAGTAGCTATGTTAGATTGTTGTGCTGCAATTTTCTGTAATCCAACTAAAGTATCTTTGTCTGGTAAACTACCATCTCTAGCTTCATTAAGACCAGTCACATCTCTTATCATTTGTAAATAATAATTATATGTGTTTATTAAAGCACCTATTTTAGCTTGGCCCGCTGATGATGATAATTCTTGTATAGGAACCTTTCCTCTATTTAATTCCCCGTCTTGAGTTAAAGATCTACCAACAACCGAACCGGTTTGAAAATACATGTTTAAAGCTTCTGCTGGATTGTAATTGGTACCATTACCAAGGTCAACCTCTGCTAAACCATCCATATCTAAAAATACCCCATCTGGAACCATCCTAGATAATACTTGTTGCAGTTTTAAATGAGTTAGCTGTATCATATCAGCAAATCCCATAGTCTTTGTTATCAGCGACTCAATTCTACCGTTGTACATTCTTGGAGAACATATAGCATAATTCATTTCTACTTTTGTAGTATCAGCCATAGGTCTTGTCATATTCTCTGCCATTTCCCATTTTAGCATTGTGTCAGTTCCTAAAACTTTAACACCTTCAAATAAAACTTCTATGCTTCTACTTATTCTTTCAAACGAATCTGCTTTAGGTGGATTAAATGTGTCTGGTTTTTCTAATATTTTTTCTAAACCTGAATCAGTTTGTTTTAATTTAAAAACTTGATCCATATAGGTTTTGTATTCAAAAAATAATACTTGAACCGTGTTTTCATCATATGCGCCGTAACCATAAATATAATTATTATTACTATTATATTTTTGTAGATTAGCTAATTCATCTTGAGGTATATGAGGAAATAGTTTTGAAATTTCTGGAATAGTTAAAGCTTTTACTTCACCTACATAATATACGTCTTCAAAATTAGGATCGCTTGTATATGAATAAATTAAATGTGCAGGGTCTACATAATCTAAAGTAATACCGTTTGAAGGATTAAAACTTGTTTTAGCTGCGGCTATTCCTAACGTTACTAAATCTAAATTAATTCTACGTTTTAATAACTCAAACTTGTTTTGTGCTAGTACTTGGCTAATAGCCTCTTCCTCTGCTATTTCTACAGATTGTTTATAAGACAATTGCAAATGTAATTCCATTTCTTCTATTGACGTAGGAAGATCGGCTTCAGGAATATTAGTATTAGATATATCAACACCCGTAGCTGCTTTAACTTTATTTTGTATTTGTTTAGCAAACATATCTTTAGCTAAACCATCAGCGTAATCAGTTCTTTTTTTAATAGACTCTGGGTCTTGAGCATAAGCTTTAATATCATAATCTTTAGCTGAAATACCATTAACTAATATATCTACAAATTTTGACAATATTGGTACTGGTTTCCAGTCTAAATTTAAATAAGACAAGTCACCATTGATAGATAATTCGTCTTTATATTTTTGTACAGATTGTTCTCCTCTAGCATATAATCTTCTATTGTGAAAATCATTAAAACTAGTTAAATATCTGTTACCATTAGTTCTTCCTTGTGAAAACCATTCAGACTGTATAGCTTGGGCAACCTGAGCTCCATATTTTAAAGACATCTTTTCCTCAAAAGGTACTACCTGATCCGGAAACGTGCTATTACCATTATAGTTTATTTTCATTTATCTTATTATTTTTGAAATATCACCTTTATTATCAAATCTTTTTATACCTAAATCATACTGAGTTATAACTTTTTGTGGTATAGGTCTATATTTGTTTTTATTACAAGCCATAATAGCCAGTCCTGAACTAATAGAGGCATCATGAGTTGTTCTATTATTTATATTAAATTTAGCCCAATCTTCTAATGTTCTTTGGAAATATAAATCTCCATATTTATTATTAGAATTTAAACCTATATGATCTTGTATATAAGATTCTATTGCAGCAGCATGAGCTTGTTTTATGTCTTCACTAGAATTTGGTATACCACCAATTTCTCTTTCTGTTACAGACAACTTATTGTATATTTTATCTGGTCTATTCATAGAGTAACCTCTATAACCTCTTCTTTTGAAATAATATAAAAGTCTTGGTTTGTTATTTTCACATAATAAAGGCATGCCATAAAATATACAAGCCATTAAAACATCTTCAAAAAATATTTCTGCAGTTGCAGGTCTAGCTATGTATTCTAAAAAGAAATGATTAGTAGGGTGATTCTCCATACTAAACTTAGTTAAACCGTGTAAAGCTCCATTAGAACCTCTTTTATCTACAGTACCTGATATATCATAACTATCACAACCAAACGCGCCC